ACCCAATTCAGTAAATGCTTTTAATCTCATATTTCCACCTAAAACCACATTGTTTTCATCAACAATTAATGGTCTGGCTTCGTGCATATAAGTTTTACTCTTTATCGAGTGCAGAAGTTTCTGATACATCAGATCCTTTATTACTCTTGGATTTTTTGGATTTGCTTTTACGCTTGATATTTTTACTTTCTTCTTGCTCATTTTGTATTTGTTTAAATAGTTTTCTTTTTTCTAGTTCTTCGTGATCAAATGCTTTTATTCGTTTCCAAATTTCTTTGATCTGATCATCGTTGTACCACTCTTTTAAAACTCGGTGGATTTTGTCAAAATTATTATATCCCATTTTTATTTATTTAAGTTACTAATTCAAAATCTTCTTTTACCAAATTATATATTTCACTTATTGTGTCTTCTGGTAAAATTTTAATTCTGTCTATAATATACGCTTTTTTTACATCTTGGTTTTCCCAATCTCCATTATCCATAATTTGCTCTGCAAATCTTTGTAAGTCTTTATTGTACATAGTGTACACACCCCAATTATTTAACAAGTGCAAAATTGTTGAATGATGAATACTTTTTCCATAAAATTTAAATATACTCTGAATTTGTCTTAAAGATAATTTAAGATAATGTCTTAGTATATAACAATATAACGCTCTCGCTTCCACATATTCACGAGATCTGTTCTTTAAAAATAAATTTACTCCAGACAATCTCATAACTTGTTCTGCTAATTTCCTCTCAATTTTTCTCATAATCTAATTTTTGTTCAATATAATAATTATCAAGTTTATCAGAAAAATCATCATTCATAATATCTTTACCTGCAAAATATTCTTCATAAACCTGTAATGCTTTTACCACTTTTTCTTTTCCTAAGTCATAAAATTCCTCAGTAATTTCAAAGATCCCAATATCTAGTGATCCTTTATCTAAGACAATAAAAGTAAAGTCTAAAAAGTGCATTCCAAATAATTGACAATATAAATATGCTTGTACATCATATCCATATTTCAAGGCACTATATTTAAATCCTTTAATGTCTGTTGTTGTTTTTATGTCAGCAATTTTATTCTGTCCAATAACATCTGCTTTCCCTCTGAATGGATAGCCAAGAACATTGTCAATAATAGGCACTTCAAATTCACAACCTTTTAAATAACTTATTGCTTTTTCGTTTCTTAGAAACGCATCGGCTAATCTTTCAGCAGTAAATTTCTCTACTCTAGTATAAACTTCGCCATAATTTTTTTTGGCTTCTTTATATGCTTTTGAATTTTTACTAGCCACATCAACAAAATGTAAGTTATCAAATTTGTCTGGCTCTAAAATTAATGTATGCAATAATCTGCCATCACGCATTGCCTGTGTTTCTGTTGTCTGTCCATATCTCTGCACATAATAAAATTTTTTTGGCGATTCTAATAGCAATTTAATACTGCTAGAGGATAATGCTAATTTACTCAATTCGCCATAATAAAAGGTGTCATTGTACATTCTCTTTACAAGTGGATCAACCAAGTGTTCTCTATTGTCAAATAATTTAATCTTCATAATAATTCTTTTTGATATGCTTTAGTGTATTTTAATTCTTTTACTTCCCATTGATCTACTTCTTCGTGTGAATACAACCACCATTGTGCTACATCACACATAAGATCCTCACTATCTGGCCTAATAAACATATAGTGAGTAACATTTTTATCTTTATTGTGTGCCTTATAATTTACTCTAGCATTGAAACCATAACTCCATATTCCTTTGACATCAATTTTCATTGCATTTACCTGTATATCAAAGTCGTGCATAGGCCTACCCCCTAACATTTGTCCTGCATTATATTTATACTTATGACTCCAGAAAAAATATTGTGCAATTAATTCACATTTACAACCCAATTGATCTACTTGTAGATTTGGTCGAGCAAATTCTGGATTTACTGCACAAATATACGCATTTGTAATATCACGCATTCCACCTACATAAAGTGCTTGTTCGTTTATTAAGGGTGGATAATAAAATACTCCTGTCGTTTTCATAAGTTACTAATTTTTTTTAATCTTTCTATTTCTAATTCTAATTCCTCTACTTTTTTTTCACATCTTCTGGCTCGTTCCAATGCTCTGTTTTTATCTTGTCTGTATTCAGAAATTATTTCATCTTTTAGTGATCTTTCTTGTTCCATTGTGTTTGCCCATAAAAAAATGCCAGATATGGCATTGCTAAATGAGTTCAACTCATCATTTTTCGGTTTTAATTTTAACCATTTAATTAATAAAGAACCTGCTAATTCTATATCACTATAAAACTGCAGGTCTTTAAGATTTTGGATCTTAGTTTTTTTCATTTGGTAACTCTAATTTCTTCGTAAAACTTGGGGTGTAACATTTAAATGTTTCATTCCATTCGCAAGGCATATAAGTGTTAAGAGTTTTGTTCCAATAATATATTTTTTCTATTGTCATAATTTTTGTTTTTTATTAATCAGCAAAGGTGGGGACTTGCACCCCAATTGACTAAGGATTTCACCCTTTGTCTACACTTTGTCCTTTACCTACTTTTCCAGAAACCTGTTACCAACCAAGTACCTTTATTTTCTTTGTACTCTTTTGAAGTTGGTTTCGGTCCACGAATATCTCTAAGGTGGAATTTCTCATTTCCTATATACTTAAAGAGATCGTTTTTGTTATTGATTATTATCATACCATAAAGATAAGGATTTTTTATTAATCCACAAAATTGTTAATTATCTATTTTGAATTTATAACTAGCAAGTTCTTCTGGCAATAGATAGACATCTTTTTCTTGTTTCTTATCATTCCAATAGGTAGTTTTAGGACAATACTTTTTTATGCTTTTAAACTCTTTAATTCCATCTAACCAAAATATGTAAGTTCCCTCTGGATCTGCAACAAAATACAATTTAACATAATCATCTGGCATCTTCATTATGCAATTATATTTCTTGACTTCTAACATTTTAGTTTCATAATACTTTTTCCGAAATTTAAATTCGACTACACATTTTCTGCCTTTGGGTGTAATGCCTATTGCATCATAACAAGAAAATTCATCTTCGGTAGGTTTAAGATCCCACTCATCAAATCCATTTAGAATTAAAATTACTGCTCTTTCTAATTTTTTTGTAACACTAATTTTTGACATACAAGTCGTTTAATTGTTCAATCCAACCTTGTATTAATTTAGGGGAACAAGAACAAGGCACTTTATATTTATGATTAAAATACTTTGCGTGAAGTTTAGAAATCATTTTAACTTCTTCTTTGCTAATTTTATTCTCAACACCTGCTCTAAAAATTTCCCAATCTTTTTTATCTAATTCATCCATTGCATAATTATTTACTTTGCTTTCAATTATCACATAACCTATTTCTTTAAAATACTCTTTATTAAGGTAATGCAAATATTTATTCATTTACGCCTAATATCAATATTGTTCCATTTTTCTCTGCGTTCATCACATTTGCAGTCTGGGTATATTTTTTTCCAGATCCATCTAATGCCTGTGTACTTAGTGAAATAATAAACTAAATCTCCTAATTTCATTTTTGTATTTCTTCGTAAACTTTATAGCCATTTTTATGTAAAAACTTTATGGCTTTTTTTATCTTCTTTTGCTTCTCTCTATATGCGTGAAATATTTGATTTTCAAAAGGGTGGTTGTTTTTTTTATCATTCATTTTAAATGTTTTTTTACTTTTTTAATTGTTCTTTTTATTGAGTAATAACTAATTCCTGTTAATTCAGAAAGTTGTAACATACTCATACCCTGTATAACTACTATGTTAAAAATTCTTTGATCATACCAATGCAAGTTAGTCAATTTACTTTTAAGATCCTCAGTAAATTCAATCTGCTGAAGTGCATCTTCATTAGATTTTTCAAAAGTTCTGGTGTTTATGGTAGGAATATACTTTTTATTCTTCCTCAAATAATCCATATACAAAGTGTTTAGCACTTTAAACACAAAATAGTAATTAACCTCTTTGTCTGTGTAAAGAATAGATTTCTGATTTCTTTCTGCCCAATCGTGTATTTTTAAATACATATTCTGTACAATATCTTTAGCAATGTGGTCGTTTGCTCCTAAGGATTTCGCTACCCTTATCCAATCATTATGTTTTTTCGCTAATAAGTCAATCAATCTAATTCCCACGATATTCTTAATCCAATTATTCCAAGACAAATAACAAACTCTTGCCATTCATCTTCGTGTGAATATTGGCTCTGCATCGTGTGATCAAAATATAATACACCAAAAATTAACCCTGCTAATGGTACAATATTAAATCTCAAAATGGTACGTTTTTATCATCTTTCAAAGGTTCATCTATAATTTTTTTACCCTCAACTTCAAATCCTACATTGTTAGGAATTGATTTCATTTTTATTGGATTATCAATAGGTGTTGGTCGACCACCTGTTTCAACTTCTTTGACTTTTCTAATGTGTATATGGCTTTGTGTCCAATCGGTTGGATGCTGAATATATCTATGTATAACCAGAAAATCATCTGCTCTATTTACAAACTTACCACCACCCTCTACATCTGATGCCAATGGTGGAATCGGATGCCCTACATATTCGTGTCCTAATGGATGCTTAATTCTTAGTGCCTGTGTGTTTGCGTGTGTGTTAAGCCATAAACTTACTTCGTGTTCTTTACAAAACAATCTGAATTCTGTCGTGGCTTGATAATCATATTCGTGTCCACCAAGTTCTGACATAATTTTCGGATCTTTAATTAGTGAATTATATGGATCAATTAACATACCATTATAATTCCACGCTTCCTTTATTGTTTTTGCTAAACTTAACAAACTTCTATAATTATATAATTTACTAGAATCAATTATCTTAAAATGATCATTTATGAAAACTAAATGTTCATCAAAATTTACCTCAGAAATTCTGTTAATCGGATTAAGATCCATAAACTCTACAAGTTTTCTAAGGATCGAATGAGATTCATTTTCACTCGAATAAATTAACCACCTTGTTTTATTTCTTCTGCTATATGCTAACATCAAATACAGGATTACAGTTGTCTTACCTACATTTGCGTGTCCTAGAATGACATTAAAGTTTGATTTCTTAAATCTTATATACTGATCAATTAATGGTACTCCTAATTTCTCTCCCTCTTTAATTTTTCCTGTGCGTATATCTTTTAGATACTGCACTACTTCCTCAAACTTTATTATCATATTGTCCTAAATTTAATTAATATTTATAAAAGGTATAAAAAAAAAGGGAGAAATAAAATTTTCCCCCTTTAATTGGCTGGGTATTGGATGTGCTACAAGCATTCTACCCATTTAATAATCCTGTTGCTTCGTCAAGACTTACCCCCTACATAACCAACTAGAAAGGCAGATCTGATCCAGAATCTCTGTCTGGCATATGATCCTCGCTAGATTTTTGAGCATCTGGTTTGACATAGTCATTCCATACTGAATATAATTTTTTTTCATCTGCTTTGGTAGTTAAAACATCCCAAGCAATAAATCCATTATTATTTTCATCTGCCCATTGTTTTTTACTTTGCAACCATTGTATCATTGCATCAACTTTTGCACTTTGCTTTGCGTGTACGAATCCTAAGTCTGAATGCTTAGTAAACATAAAATTTAGAAACTCTTTATCTTTTGCCATAATTTATTTTTTATCAGTTATTTTATTAATTATCTCTAATGGTTCTTTTAATTTTTGATCATCAATATCCATCTCTAAAATTGCTATTCTTGCGTGTAACAATTCAATAGTTTCGGTTTGGGTTTTATGTATATCTTCCCAATTTTTAATAATCTTATCTTTGACATCTAGCAGTTCATTAATTTCTGCAACCTTTTTTCTAAGTTGTTCGACTGCTGCTTGGTGGTACTTTAATACCTCTTTTTGAATACTACTCATATATTGTCCTTTTAATGTTTAGATCATAAAGATAATAAAAAAAAATGAAATAAAAAAGCAGATCCAAAAAGTGAGATCTGCCTTTTCTAAAAACAAGTCTAGGACAATAGACTACTCAAATATAATTATTCTTTT